ATACCACATGGAGTCTGAAAAAGATTGCCAAGCAAAGAAGCCGAAAGTAATGCAAACATAGATTCAACAGAATTTGATGATACAATCGACTAACTACAAAGAAATGCTAAAAAACCTATCAGAAACATCATCAGGTGATGTGAATGATAAGGTAATGATTGTAGATGGGCTGAATATGTTCATCAGATGTTTTGGAGCAGTTCCAACTCTGAATGATGATGGAGAGCACGTCGGAGGGATAACAGGTTTTCTGTTATCTCTCGGCGCTCTTATCCGTAAGAATAAACCAACGAGAGTGTTGGTAGTGTTTGATGGTAAGGGTGGTTCGACACGTAGAAAGAAGATGTATAAGGGATACAAAGAAGGTAGAACCGGATTAACTAAAGTTAATAGATTGGTTGGGTATGAAGATTTAGAAGACCAAGCCGAATCTATGAAACGTAACTTTAATACGTTAATCAAATACTTAGAGTTCTTACCTGTTGATTTATGTTACATTGATTACATTGAAGCAGATGATATTATGGCATACGCTGCCAGACATATATTTAAAAAAGAAGTTATGATAATTTCCTCTGATAAGGATTTCTTACAATTGGTGGACGATAGAATTTCAGTATATCTACCAACTAAGAAAAAACTTATGCATAAAGAGGATGTAAAAGAGTTATATGGAGTTCCATCACACAACTTAGTGTATTATAGAATATTTGATGGTGATAAATCAGATAATATTCCAGGCGTTAGGGGTATTGGGCCTAAAACACTAATCAACAAATTAGAATTTCTTCAATCGGATGAATTAACATTAGATACCTTATTCGAAAGGGTATCTCAATTGGATGATGAGAAACTGAAAAACAAAATATTGGAACATGCCGATACTTTGAAATTAAATTACGATTTAATGCAGTTATCAGAACCAATAATGGGTTCGGCGATTACATCAAATGTGCGAAATATCATTGATTCACCAATCAACAGATTAAATTCTTTTGGATTCAAAAAAGAGTTTATGGTTGATAAACTCTACACTGCGTTTAAGAATGTAGAAACGTGGTTGGTAAACACTTGGGGTGATTTGGATAAATATTCCAAACAAACCAAAAAATAATTTGGTAAGTAGATAATAAATTCGTATATTTACTCTATGGATAAACTTGGAAATAAGTTTGGAACGAGCTTCCAGATAAAGATTATATCAGCGCTGTTATCTGATAGGATATTCCTTCAGACGGTATATGATATTCTGAAACCTGAGATGTTCGATTCTGAAGCAAATGAATGGTTGGTAAGTAGAACGTTATCACATTTTGATAACTACTCTAAGTTACCTACCCTTGATGTGTTTAAGAATGAGGTTGATGGGGTTGAGAGGGATGTTTTAAAACAATCCATTGTAGATAACCTAAAGCAAGTTTGGAATCAATTAGAATCAGAGGACTTAGAGTACGTTAAAGAGCAAACTTTAGAGTTCTGTAAGAACCAAACATTTAAGAGCGCTATCTTAGAATCTGTTGGGTTATTGGAAGAGGGTAAATTTGATGTAATCAAAGCAAATATTGATTCCGCTATGAAAGCGGGACAAGATACCGATATTGGTCATGAATACAAAGAAAACATTGTTGAGAGATACGAATCTACAGTTAGAAATGTAATTCCTTCAGGTTGGGATGCGATTGATGAATTAGTAGATGGTGGTTTTGGTAAAGGTGAACTAATAATGTTTGCTGCACCTCCAGGTATTGGTAAGTCTTGGGCATTAGTAAATGTTGGAATGGCAGCTGCTAAAAAAGGTAAAACTGTAGTTCATTATACATTAGAACTTAACGAAGGGTATGTGGGACAAAGATACGATTCAGTATTAACTGGAATCGCAGTTCCTAATCTTAAATTTAATTTGGATGATGTTAGGAATCAGGTTGAAAACCTAAGTGGTGATATTATCGTTAAACATTGGCCTACTAAATCTGCTGGATTGAATACTATGAGAGCATCTTTGGATAAGTTGAAGTTGCAAGGTAAGAGTCCTGATTTGATTATCGTAGATTATGCTGATTTGTTAAAGGGTAATAGTAGAAAAGAACGACATGAAGAATTAGAAGAGATTGTTGAGGGATTGCGTGGTATTGCGGGTGAATACGAAGTTCCCTTATTTACAGCATCCCAAATTAATCGTAGTGGTGCAAATGATGATATTATTACTGGTACTTCTATCGCTGGTTCATTCTCAAAACTGATGACTGCTGATTTTGTGGTATCACTCAGCAGAAAGATTGAAGATAAGTTGGCGGGGACTGGTAGATGGCACGTAATTAAAAATAGATTTGGACCTGATGGGATGACTTTACCATCTAAAGCAAATATGAGTAATGGTAGAATTAACATATATTCAGATGATTCCATTGATGGTAAAAAGGCCCAAAGTGATATGTCAAAGGGGGAGAGTATGGTAAGAAAGAATTTGTTACAAAAATACAATGAATTAAAGGGGGATATTGACTTCTAACTACTATATATTACCACCCCACTAAAGTTTAAGCAATAAAGAAAGATACAAAAATATGGCACAATTATTTACCGAACGAATCCCATTTAAACCATTTGAATATCCAGAATACTACACCGAAGGTTGGTTGAAGCAAGCACAAGCATTTTGGTTACATACTGAAATTCCAATGCAGGGTGATTTAAAGGATTGGAATGAAAATATGAATGAATCAGAAAAGAATTTAGTAGGTAATATTTTATTGGGTTTCGCTCAGACTGAGTGTGCTGTATCTGATTATTGGACAACTATGGTTACAAAGTGGTTTCCAAAGCATGAGATTAAACAAATGGCTATGATGTTTGGTTCTCAGGAAACAATTCATGCTACCGCATACTCATACCTAAATGAATCATTAGGATTAGAAGATTTTGAAGCATTCCTACACGAACCTGCAATCGCAGAAAAGTTTGAATATCTAACAGCCACCTCAGCAGATTGGACACATAAAGATTTGGCAACAAATTCAGAGGCGAGGGAAGAAGTAGCACGTTCGTTAGCGATATTCTCAGCTTTTGCAGAAGGTGTATCTCTATATAGTTCTTTTGCTGTGCTGTATTCCTTTCAGATGAGAAATCTTCTAAAAGGAATCGGGCAGCAGATGAAGTGGTCTGTTAGAGATGAATCACTTCACTCAAAAATGGGATGTCAGTTGTTCAGACATATGTGTGATGAATATCCTGAGTTGATAGATTCTGTAAAAGGTGATGTAGAGCAAGCGGCTAAATTTATGGTTGAGATGGAGCATAAATTTATTGATAAGATGTTTGAAATGGGGGATTTGGATAATTTGAAATCTAAAGACCTGAAGAACTTTATCTCAAAGAGAGGAAATGAAAAATTAAAAGAGTTAGGATACGACCCTATTTTTGAATTCAATAAAAAATCAGCAGAAGAGTTAGATTGGTTCTACCATTTGACGGGTGGAACAACACACACAGATTTTTTCGCAGTAAGACCTACTGATTATTCAAAAGCGAACGAAGGTGAAGATTTTAACGATATTTGGTAAGAAGTTATGAAGAATTACGGAGAAGAATTAGAATGGGAAATCGGAGTCGATTTTCCTGAGTGGGCAAATACGGAGATTTATGTTAAAACTATTTCTAAAGGATATCTGCTATCTGGTGAAACGCCTAAAGATGCTTATTGGAGGGTATCAACGGCAGTCGCTCGCAGATTGGGTAAACCTCAGCTTGCTAGTAAGTTTTTCGATTATATTTGGAGGGGTTGGCTCAATCTTGCTACTCCTGTACTTTCTAATACGGGGACTGATAGGGGGTTACCGATATCTTGCTTCGGTATTGATGTTGGCGATTCCATTCAAGAAATCGGAAATAAAAACTTAGAAATGATGTTACTCGCCAAGCATGGTGGAGGGGTTGGTATTGGTATCAACCAAATTAGACCGGCTGGAAGTAAGATTACACAAAATGGTACATCAGATGGCGTTGTACCCTTTACAAAGATTTACGATTCTACAATCCTTGCCACAAACCAAGGTTCAGTTCGTAGAGGGGCAGCTTCAGTTAACCTCAATATTGAACATGGGGATTTTGATGAATGGTTGGAAATTAGAGAACCTAAAGGGGATGTTAACCGTCAATGTTTGAACC